ACAGGGTCATCGTACCCTTATCATCTTCATTTTTTAAATTTGTATTTTTATCGCTATCCTTGTGTGCTTTTACGCAACCAGGAATATTGACAATAGGAGTTCCCACCTGCGAAGTCACAGGTGGGTATATAGGTAATGCCTGTGGTGGATCTGTTGTCAACCATGCAGGCATATCAGGAATAAAAACATCCCGTATTTTAAGATTGTTTAATCTTATATCTGGTATTGACATCAGTCTTCAAAGTATTTTTCAATAACCTCAAGACGTTCTTCTTCTTTTGCAATTAAATCAATCTGATCCTGAATGGCACCGAGTACATCTGGATGCTCACCAATACCCACAGGATTTTTAAGATAAACTTCAACGTTCATCTTTGCTTTTTTGATGTTCCCAATAGCAAGTGCCTTGAGAGCCTCTAACATTTCTCTTCTCATTCTACTAACGTGCCATGAACACGACGAATTTCACGTAATTTTTCAAGGTTCATATCCTTGGTGCCACCATCATATGCATGAGCATATCCTTCAGTGATCATTTGTTCGTTGAGCGACAACTCTGCGTCCCCAATGTAAAGCCACCCAAGAAGACGGCCATATTTACCGACGCCACCAACAAGTTCAGTCCTAACAGACAACTCATCGTCACCAGATATAGCACCTTCCAGTTTTGCCTTGAGCCAGTTGGTTGCGTCGATTCCAAGAGCTTTCTCCTCTAGATTCTTCGTTCTTTTCTCAGGAGTATCTACCCCTGCAACCCTTACTCTTTCTTTCTTGTAGAGGTCAAATCCAAGATCGATTGTGACATCAATAGTGTCACCATCAAGAACCCTGTTAATCTCAACTACGCGGAAGTTGTAACAACTCTTCCGACTGGGGGGAACCATTGCGCCCATACTCGATCTCCTTTGCGTCTGCTGATGCTATTATGCCTATGATGAATGTTGCCGCAGCAATTACTGCACCGGCACCAGCAACCCACTTCTCCAACGTGCGAATACGATCACGAAGTTTTTCTAGTTCTTCGTTAGTATCATCAACACGTTTATGAACCATTTCAATGCGACGAATAGAATTATCTAGAGTGCTGTCCATTACAGCAATCTTTGTATCCTGCTCTGCATCTTTGTTAGTAAGGTCACTCATCTTTCAATTCATCGAAAGCCATACGCATTATATAGACGATATAATACGTTACACCAGCAAGAAATATGATTAAGGAGATAATTACCGACCACACAGGATCAGCAACATTATCAAGTGGTCTAAGAATAAGGTTCAACAGTCGCTAATCATAGAGTTAACAGTAGATCCTGCTGCAGATCCAAGATTTTGTCCAAGCAATAATGCCCAACCAGATGCCAACCATCCAACATATGGGATGCTTGATACTGCAGGAACAAGAACTCCAGCACTAATTGCTGTTCCTGCCATTGCACCTTGTGACCGTGCTCCAGCGTCCGCCACTAAACACTCTGCGCTTACACCTCCGCTCTTTCCCAGTTCACCTATTTCACCTCCCCCCATATTTCGGGTGCCTTCCATTGTATATTGATCTTGGCGATACTCTGATCTGACTTCAGATTTATTGCCACCAAAGAAACCAGAACTTTGCTTGTCTAAATCTAATGATCTTTGCGACTCAAGAATAGCAGGATCGTTTGCTTTATATTCAATTGTATATCCATCCTTACCTGCCTCTATCTTATATGAGGAATACGGAGTGCCGCGTGGAATATTAATAGTCGGGACCTGAACTCTATCAGGTTCTCTTCTGACCAAATGTCCCAGCACACCGATGTGTGCGATTGCTACTATGCTACCAACACTAATGGCAGTCCACTTGAGGTAAGGTTTCATGGTTACATCTTGTACGAATCGTTTGATTTGTCTGGTGTCTGAGCGGTTAGAGTAACAGGTGCCTGTTCAATTCTAATTGTTTGAGTAGGTGCAGTTTGTGCTGCCTTCTCAATTAGTTTCTCCATCTGTTCTTTGGTGATGCCACCTCCACCACCAGATCCACCATTAGCACCATTCTTCTTAGCAGTCTGAACTCCGAACGAGGCTAAAACTCCGGTGAAGACCGAAGCTATAAAAGTTGGATCTAGTTTTTGCTCGGGAATACCGAGTGCTGGTGGAAGTTTGATGTACGCCAGCGTGAGTATTCCCCCAGACCAGACGAGAATGCCAAGGCGAACAAAAGTAGACAGAATAGCAAGTTGTTCCTCTTTATCATCTGCTGCCTCCTTCAATTTTGCCAGTGGACCTTTTTTCTTAGGTTCTTCTTTCTTTACATCTTCCTTCTTTACTTCGTCAGGCATTAGTCACCAGCAGAGGCAACTTTATTTAGTGAGAAAACCGTTTTCAACCAACCATTCGCGGGTCATGGGTGTGGGTTCATAATCAGACCACATAGTCCCACGGGCACAAGACTCAAGAGCATCTTGGGTCATTCCCTCTGTCTTACCTGCCCAGGTTGCTTCTTTCTCCCAGGGTTGAGAAGCAGGAGGATAAGTTCTCTCGACCATTACCTGCCACAGCATAGGAACTTCTTCCTCAGGTTTGATAATAGCGATCATAGAATTCTTGATAGAACCTGCCATACAGTCTTGAGCAGCATGCCATCCTTCATGACGCATAACACTCATCAATGTGGCAGGGTCATCCATATACCTCTCATTAAGAAAGAAGTTATTACCTACAGTATGATAAACACCACGATGCATAGTAGGGAAATACTTTTCATCTGCTAGAAACACCTTAACTCCGACCTGATCAAGGGCAACGAGCATTCTGTGGAACTCATTAGTAATAACACTAAAATCACTATCGGGATACTTATTAGCAATATCACCGACACTGAATACTTGTTCGACTCCATTGGTGCATTCGCGTAGTAGCATACACCCCATTGCATCCATACTATAGAAACCCTTGGTGAGTTTAGGGTCAGCAAGTGCTGGAGCAGACATACTAGCTGCTACCAGCAAACTCATAATAATTTTTTTCATATCAGAAAGGAAGAGCAGGTCCGGTTGTAGTGGGCATTGGAAGGGCACCGCCAGTGGCACCAGGGAGTTCAGGGGTTAAACCACCTACAAGACCAGGCAAAGCGTCTGTGACCGCATCCATTGCCTGTTCCTTAACACCTTCAATAATTGATTCTCTTTGAAGGTATACAGCGGTTCCTGCACCGAGAATACCAGCAGTTCCTACAAATGATAGGACTGCTAAAATGTTAATTACCTTTTGCATAATAAGCCTCGTAGTATTTTACTATCCCAAAACTAGTTTTATGTCCTTGGGAGATCCAATCATGAGCACACTCATAGATGGATTGATTTGTGTATTTAGGTTCGGTTCCTTCCATCTGACCGCCATATTTTGAAAGAAGAATTTTCAACACCTCTTGACGAAGTTTAGTGTTGAAGTCATTGTAGCGCCAATCATCATAAGTCATTTGTGAATGTTCTCCGATCCTCCTTGGAAGTTTTCAGATCCACCGATAGGAACAACTGGATTTAATTGTGTTGTTGTGCTACCAGATTTAGTTGCCATCTCATACATTACTTGATGGATGTTTTTGGGTTCTTGTTGTTCTTGTATGACCTGTTGCCTGATATATTCTTTATAATCAATTTGCTTCTCGGTGATTGTTTCACCAACAAAATTGTAAGGTGTGGCAAACCACTCATCGATAGGATTTAGAATTGGTGCAGGAACACCCACATATGGTTCCTCATCGATTTCCTTACAATCAACAATCTCCTCATCGATTGCACACTCAATATCTTCTTCTTTAAAGACACCTGCTTTTTTTCTAAGAAGAGAAGTTTGTGTTTCAATAAGTTGCTTAATCCTTTTGATCATGCCTGCCAGTGATAGTGATAAAAGTTTCCTCTAGTATCGCACATTGGATCTTCAGATGCAACTCGATATCTGAGCATACTCTGACCTTTGAAGTCAGTCCTGTCACCAATAATGCTGTATGCCTTCAGAAGGTTGTTCTTTCCTTCCTCTGACCTAAGTGTATTTACCAGGTTAGGATCTGCCACTGGACGCCATTTGGTGAAACCCTCATACTGGCCAGGAGCATATACAACACTAGCAACCGTGTTGGGATAGAGTGGAGATCTCACGCGGTTAAGAACAGATACCGCTACACAATACTGGTCAAAACTTCCACGGTGGGTTTCGACTTGGATCGTCCTTGCAAGATGATCATAGTCGATTGCCGATAAAGCAAGAATAGTCGCGAGCATAAAAATAGGGGATCTTGTAACTGTCCCCTATCATAGAATATTTAATTGTCTATGTCAAGAGGGTGACGGTGCATAAAGTGGTTGCATCATCCCCCCATCTGATCCGTCATCATCTTCATCTTTGCTAGCCAAGGCAAGCATGAGGAAGTAAGGTGTAATGACAAAGATCAGAGTTTGAAGCAGTGTCCAGTCGTATGTCATGAGTCTCTAACTGCTGCACCAATGGGAATAAGAAACAGCAGTGCTGCTACTACAAATCCCATCACCAGATACCAGGAATGATTTGTCCTGAAACTGCATAAGATCCCATTGCTGCAACAACACCGATCATTGCTGCCCAACCGTTAATGCGTTCTGCTTTTTCGTTCATTTTTTTGCTCCAGAGTTTTGTTAGTGATTATGATTTTTGTCCCATCGTGAGTGAATTGTAACTCATCGTCTGGGTGCCACAGAAGTTCTTCGTACATATCGTCTAACTTCTGCATGTCCTCGTAGAGTTGATCAGGATTTGGCATATAAGAACCTTACATTTATTTCGTATATATCAACTGTCACTGGACAGCTGCACGGATGTAATGTGTATAAGGTTTTTGATCACTCATCTTTCCATTTTCGTAGGTAGATGAATAACCATAATCCTTATGGTCCTTGTATCCAATCTGTGCTCCCTTGGTCCTTTGCAGTGCTGGCATAAAAGCAATGAAGAAGAATACTCCAGGTGCTCCTACAATCAGTGCTGCTCCAAATACATATCCTGCAAGGAATTCTGCGATGGTGTGGTTAGCAGCCCAAGAGAATTCGGTTTGCGTCAAAAGTTCAATCATGAAAGTTTAGAAGTTGTTCTAAGGATAGGACAAGAGGACGAGAAATGCAACTGTCAGACGAGACCAAAGAAGAAGTTGCCTGTGAATGCATAAGAGAGCACTCCAAAGACAAATCCAATCATCGCAGTACGACCATTCAGTTTTTCTGCGCGTTCTGCATAGGTCTCATAACCGTAACGCTCTGCTGCGGTTTGATCAATGTACATACGGGGTTCGGTAGCCCACATGTTTGTGCGGCCGCCTTCTTCAATTGTTACGGTGTTTGAGCGTGTTACAGTCATTTACTTAGTGTTGCATAACTTTACATATTATATAGCATTTCTAAAGTTTTGTCAACACATATTTTCTTAAGATTTCAATCTGAGGACATGGACTTACAAGTATCGGGGTTTGCTCTACAGAATTGCTTGACATACCCATGCACATCTACTTCTATAGCGTGGTGAGTATGTTCGTGCAGCACTCCAATAAAAACTAAAATACCCACTAACATTAAATTGATGTGGGTAACTGGCGAAAGAAGAATTTTTTTCATAAAAAAGGGGTGCCGTCGCACCCCCAGTATAGCATCTAGATATTGATTGTCTACTTAGATCAGAAGTTGTACTTCAGACCCAACTTACCACCGACACCGAAGTCATCTTCGTCGTCTGCAGTCAGGAACGACAGCTCACCGTATACACCGATAGCATCGGTAACGGGGACGCCAACGCCTGCCTTACCAGAGAACTGGGTGTCAGACTCTTCGCCGTCAACAGAAACGATTGCTGGACCAGCCTGGACGTAGTAGGAAGCAGCACCTGCTTCTCCTTCATATCCAACGTGAAGATCAGTGGTAGCGCCCGAGTAATCGTCGCCAACCCAACCAGCATTGGTCTCGACGTTTACATATGGACCTGCAAGGGCAGCGCCTGCGGATACGGACAGAGCAGCAGTGGCTGCGAATACAGATTTGAACATTTTTTTTACCTTTAGTTACTTGCGGAATGAATACCCGCAGATGGAAGGGGAAATCGACAACTCCCCGTTTGTGTCCTTTTGTTACTGAAATTACTGTCAGACAAAAGGTTAAGTATTTATACTAACAGAGTCTTAAGATTCTGTCAACTTGATCGGTTTTCCGCCTCTTCTGCTGCTCGCTTTGCAGCAGAGTTCTCAGCAATCCGACCAAGAAAAGGATCATAATTCATCCATTCACGAATATCAACTCCAGCACCTTGTTGTTGCCAGTAGTTGGACAGAGCATCATGTGGCCCCTGATGGAACACACCAATGTGCTCTGTGTGAATGGTAGATCCTAGTGTTATGTTATACAAGAATAGGGGAATAGTGTAAGTCTTACCAGTTTCTAGGATTGTATCTTCTGAGACTGCTCTGGGTTTTACACCATTATCCAGTTTGTACTTATCACCACGGATGTGATGTTTCATCAGTTTAGCAGCATGGTGACGAGAAATCAAGTATACAGCAGCAGAGAAATCATTAATGAATTTCAAGTGCAACTTAACATGAATATCTCCTGTTGTGATTGCAGTTAATTGAATGCAATCCCAGTCGTAAGGAAGAAGCCCTACAAACTCATGCCAAGCAAAGTTCCAATACTTTACTGTAGAAAAGTCTACATCATCTTCAAGGATCATGCAATACTCATCATCAGTTTCTTCATAGAAGTGTTTGATTGCTTTGAGATGTGACATGCAGCATCCCAATTCTGCTTGACTTACATTGTCAGGAATGCGTCCCTTCAAATGTTCTGAAGCATCATCTTCTCTAGCATCATATCCAGAGATGCGAGTATGGTTTTCAACTTCCCAATACTTGAACTGCTCTTCCATGTAGAACCGTCTATCAGAATCAGCATCTAGATTCAACCAATAGATCGCAGGAAGACCTTTCAGTTTAAATGCGGACTTATTCTTGTCCATTTGACTAAATGCGTGTCCATCCATCGGGTACTACATCCTTTGTATCGTGATCTTTTGTATATCCATCAGTTCCAAACCATTGTTGAGGAGCAATTACTTTACCAGTATTGGCAAGCCATGCACCCCACCAAGAGAATGAAGAGTTAGCAATAATAAAATCAGAACAGAGTGTCATTAGACAAAG